GATCAGCAGCACGCGGTCCGTGGAGGATCCGGTGTCGAGATCGGTGAAGCGCATTTCCTCCGCGGTGTACTCGTGCCGGGTCGCCGTGACCTTGCAGGCGATGATCTGCACCGGCACCTGTTCGAGCGCCCCGGAGGCATCCTGCAGCGACCGCCAAGAGAGAAAGCTCGCCTGGCCGAGCTGCGGCAGGTTGGCTTCCTTGCGCGACATCGAAAACTTGTAGCGCTTGGGCGTGCGCTGCTTGCGGCCCACCACGAGGTTGCCGACCCGGTCCGCCACGCTGCCAGCGCCGACCGCGATGCCGTCGGCGAAGATCGTCCTTATCTTCTGCGTCCCGTAGAGCGCTTCGTTGGTTTCCGCCGTCGCATCGTCCGGCCGCTTGGTGGTCTGCCGGTAGTTGGAGAGATCGTCGAGCTTCTTGGTCGGATCGGCGATGCCGTAATAGACCTGCGCGCGCGAATAGCGCTGTTCCGGCTGGTCCGTCACCTCGAACGTCTTGTTGATGACGTTGGCCTCGCTGATGACATCGGCCGAGGTCGGCACCGGCTTGATCACCTTCCAGCGTAGCTTCTTGGCCAGCGCATCGTCCCACATCATCGAGCCGGACTGTTCCAGCACGCGGGACGTGAATGCACCGACGCCCGTCGGCTCAACCAGCCGGTAGGTATAGAGCGTGCCGAGGTTGGTGGAATCCTCCAGTTGCCATTCGGAGAGCGGCACATAGCCCGCCGGCGTGTCGGTGTAGCCCGTGATCGTCTCGTTGAGGATGTCGGCCGCCGCCTCCGAAGAGAAAAACTTGCAGAGTTGGACACGATCTCCCGCCGAATGGCTGGCCGCTGTCGTCCCCTCCTGCCCCCGCACGATGGTGAAGGCGTCGCCGCTGCGCGTGAACGAGCAGACTTCCTTGCCCGCGATGCAGACATGGCCGCTCGCCGGATACCCGGCATCGCCGGCGCCGCTCGGCGAGAGCGTGAAACTGGTGACGGCATTGTTGATGTCGGCCGTCAGGAAGCCTTCCGACAGCCGCGGAATCTGCGCGCGGTCGTCGTCCTGAAACTTCATCACATCCTTGGCCGCGATGGTGACCGCGCCATCGCGTCCCGGCGGCTTCAGGCTCTCGATGTAGAAGGTGCGCTTCTCCATTTCCCCGAGCGATTGCCCGACCTCGCCGAGATACCAGGCGCACTCGAAGCCCTGCCATGACGGATAGCGCGCGCACATGCGCGGCCAGAACGAGCCGCGCTCGTAGGGATCATAGCCCCGCTCCGCCTGATAGGGATCGAGCCCCTCGCCGGCGTCCGAGTGCGGATGATCCTCGATCACGACGCTGAGCGTCGCCCGCGTGCCCCGGTTCTCCGCCAGCGAGATCGTCGCCGAGGTGTGGTCGATGCTCTTGATCCAGGGCCCAACGATATCGATGTCGCGCGGCAGGGAAGCGGTCGGCTTGGCAAAGCGCAACGTCTTTGTCGTCTCAACGAAGTTGTCCGGGTCCTGACAGGTGGACAAGCAGTTGAAGGACTTGGCATCGCCGGTGACGCCGATCGCGGCCGTACACGGCGCCACGCCATAGGTGTTGGCGCAGTAGGGAATGATGATCTCGAAGAACTCGACGACCTCGCTCATTCGACGATGCCGCCCATCTTGAGGACGACGCCATAACGCCCGGTCGCCGGATTGTGCGCCGGCATCGGATCGTCTTCGAACGTCAGATAGGCGACGTCATAGCTCACGCCGTCGTCAGCGCGCATGGCGTAGAAGAACGGGACGTCGTCGCCCTGCACCGCGTTGATGAACGGCAGCAGTTCCTCGCGGACGAAGTCGGATTCCAGATGCGAATATTTGTGCTGGATGCCGGAGATATACTGGCTGGTGACGATGCGTCCCGTGTAATCGCCGCGCTCCGACAACGGCGCGGCAAATTCAGTCTTGCGGGCCATGCGCGGCACCAGATAGTCCGAATCGACATCGACGCCGCGCGGCATCATCAGCATCGGCCCGGCGTAGATCACCGCGGCGCGGGCGGCCGCATCGCCTTCCGCCAGTGCGATCACGATCTCCGACAGCGACTGCGAGGTGAACTGCAGCAGCAGCGGCTCGTCGTTCGCCGGCATGAACTGCTGCACCAGGACCGTATAGGGATAGGGCGCATCCGGCGGCGTGTAGTTCGCCGTCCAGCGGGCAATGCCGACGCTGAGACGGAATTCGTCGATGCGGCCCTTCCATTCGTCGGGCTGGCTCGCGACCTTGCCGATCAGCCAGCTCGCCGACACATCGTTGACGGATCCTGTGATCGCAACGTCGCCGCCCTCTTGCACGCCGTCGATGAACAGCTTGAGCGTGCTGCCGGAGCGGATAAAGGCGACTTTGTGGAAGCCGGTATTGACGACGTCGGTAAAGATCGTCGTTCCTGTGACGACATAGGTCGTGCTGCCGACGTGCGCCCTACCGACGATACGCCCGACGGCGTCCCTATAGATCGTGACCGAGGTGTCCGCTGCGAGTGCAGTGGCCTGCTGGCCTGCGAGCCCTCTGTTAACGCCAGCCGCATCCGTGCACGTGAACCTGCATTCCAGCGTCCAATCGACAGACCCCAAGGCAAAATCAGCATGATCTGCTGTCGAGATGTAATCGTCGACGCCGTCGAAGATGCCGCTGGCACCGCCGAACACGAAGTCTCCGACATCGATATGTGCGTTGCCGTTCGCCGTGAAGGCATGGCCGCATTCGTCGACAAACGACGTCGATGCGTCCGAGCCGTCGAAATGCAGCAGCAATTTCGTGTAGGCGTCGATGCCCTCGGAGGTGCCGAGCAGCGACAGCGCGATCCCGGCGCTGCCGAAATTGTGCCGGGCAATGCCGACGCCGGACAGTTCGTCGACGACGCCGATCGTGATCGCGATCTCCACGGCGCCCGCTGCCGCGGCCCGCCATTCCTGGTTGGTTGCGGGATTGGTGACGTTGGAGATCGGATACCCGGCCGCCTCGCTGGAGGCGGTGATGCTGCCGAAGGTAACGAAATTGTCCCACAGGATGCGCGGCGTGCCCGGCGGCAGCGCCGCCTGCGCCGGCGAGAGGACGAGGGTGCCTGAGATGACGAGCATGGATCAGATCGTCACCAGCTTGAGGGAATGCCCGTCGCGATTGGCGGCCTCGATATGCGGCATCAGGGCCTCCGCGAACGGCCGCAGGAAGTCCGGCACCTGCAGGGTATAGGTGCCGCCGGACGATGAACGATCGCGCCCGCCTCCCCGATATCCGTCCGGCCGGTTGCTGGTGATCTCGACCAGTTCACCCGGCTCGAGCATGGTGTTGAACGGCACCTTGTCGCCTCCGCCGATACCGCCAGGAACGCGGAAGGCGCCGCCCATGACATTGCCCGAGGGAATCGCCTGCGACTTGATCGAGGCCACCAGCGAAGCGCCCTGCGCCAGCACGGTTGCCATGGCGGCAAGGTTTGCCGGGAACGGCAGCTCCAGCGCTTTGGCAGCGCCGGTGAACATCGAGATCGTGCCCTGGATCACGCCGAACACCTTCGCCGCGACCGCCATGCCCTTGCTTTCCTTGCTGAAGGAGCCGGCGATCTTGGCAAAGCTGCCGGCAATGGATTCCCCTGCCTGCGCCCAGGTCGCATTGGCCCGCTGCGCGGCGTTGTCCATCGCCTGGCCGTAGGTCTCCGCGCTGATCTTTCCGGCATCGAACAGCGCCTGGATTTTCGCCTGCTCCTGCTGGAACAGCTGCGCAGGCGTGAGGTTGGCCTGCGTCACCTGCAGGCCCTGGAGCGTCATTCCGTAGTCCGATGTCTTCTGCTTGAGAAGATCTAGCTGGGCCTGCTGTGCGGCCGAGATCGTCGTATTGTTGGCCTGTGCGATCGACAGCGCCTGTAGCTGTATCTTCGCCGCTTCCTTCTGGCCGGCCAGCATGCCGAAGGTGGCGATCTCCGCCTGCTGGGAAGCGAGCCCCTTGGTCTGCGAGGCGATGAACTGATCTACCGCGTTCTTGCCGCCCATCGCGGCATAATTGAAATCCTTCTGTGCGCGCGCCGCGTTGTCGGTCGAGGCGGCCGCTCCGTCGGCGCCGGTCTTCGCGCCGGTCCAGAGCGATTGCAGCGTCGACAGCGTCGTGGACGCGGTCCCGGAAATGTCGCCGGCCTTGGTTTTCAGGTGCTCGAAGGCGCCGGCAACGTCGCCTTTCAGTAGCTGCGCCAATCCTCCCCAGATGATCGAGAGCGTATCGGCTGCCACCTGCAGCGTAGCCCCGACGATAACACCGGCGGTGACGAGACCCTTCATTGCGGTGCCCAGTACCGTAACGGCGGCTTCGAGGATGCCGGAATTCTTGGCCGCATCGACCATGCGGTTAGACATATCAACCAGCGTCGGCAACAGCTGCGAGGCGACCTGGACGAACACGCCTTTGACCGCATAGCCAAGCCGCGTCAGGTTGTCGTTGAAGGCCTCCGCCTGTTTGGCCGACTGCGTCGAGACGATCGCCCCGAACGCTTTCGCCTCGTCGTTCATTTCCTTCAGCGAATCCCGACCGCCGTTGAGCAGCGGGATCAGGTCGGCGCCGGCCCTACCGAAGATCGCCATGGCAACGGCGGTCTTTCCCGCGCCGTCCTTCAAGCCGGCAAAGGATTCGGCGATATCGCCCATTACCGCGTCGGACGCTTTCAACCGCCCGCTGGAATCGGTGACTGAAACACCGAGCGCGCGGAAGGCATTCGCCGCCTCCGATGTCGGCTTTGCCGCTGCCTCCACCATCGCCTTGTTGAGCTTGCCGACGGATTTGGAGAGCTCTTCGAACGAAACATCGGACAGGTCTGCCGCATAAGCCAGCGCGGAAAGCTGCTCGACTGGAACGCCGATTTTCTGCGAGGTCTTTGACAGCTTGTCGAAGTCGTCGATTGTCCTGCCAAGCGCTGCGCTGACGGCAACCCCCGCCGCCACCGCAGCGGTTGCCGCCGCCGCCATGCCCGCCGTAAAGGCCGCGCCGAACGAGGCAAGGCTGGACTGCGAATCCTTCAGCCCCTTTTCCAGGGCCGCGGTATCCGCGCCGAGCACGACGCGAAGTGCGCCTATGACCGCTCCACCTGCCATCGCATGTCCTTAATTGGGCCGGCTTTTGATCTTGCCGCCGAGGAAGATCGTCCACTGCCGCGCGGCGGCCAGCATCTCGTGCGGCGTCTGCCGCCTGGGTTGTTCGCGAACCTGAAGCTTGCTCAGTTTTGGCGGCTTCTTCGCACGCGGCAGATAGGCCGTGTGATAGGCCAGCCATGCCCTCTCATTGTGTTCCCGCCGGAGCTGCGCCGCCTTGGCCTTCAGCCTTCGATGAATCTGGCGCAAGGTGCAGCGCCAGAAATCATCTTCCTCAAGGCCCAGACCAAGCCAGTCGTCTAGGAGGCCGAGCCAGTCCGACTTCCGCTCGACCTCCGCCGAGGGCGCGGCGGCGACCCGACGCCAGCTTTTCCCTGTTCCGGCTGCGCCGCAGCCGCGCCGGTCATGATGAGGTTATAGGCCCCGACCATGCCGCCAACTTCCTTCATCAGGTCGCCGGCCTGTTCGAGGCTCACGTCCTTATGCCCGTCGTGAAAGCCTGCCCAGAACACCGCGCGGATGAACCCGAGCTTCATCCGCTTGAGACGCTGGATCGTGGCGGCATGGGTCTCCGGCAGGGCCTTGCCCTTGGCATCGAACGGCGGGCTGTAGCTCAACAATTCGTCGAGCACATCGAACATGCCGCGCCCGAGATGTTCCTCAAGCGCAATCCATGCGGCGGACGTATAGCGCAAGGTGTACTGCCGCCCACCGGCAACAAATGACACTTCGCCGATTTCCCGATTATCCATGATGCTTACGCCGCCTGCGTCAGCAGCGGCCGGCCCGTGACCTTGAACGTCACGCTCGCCGCCATCTTGTCGTCGATCGGCGCCTCCGGTCCGAAGTTGGTCAGGAAGGCATCGAACTCGAGGAACGAGCCGTCGGTGAACAGGATGCGCCGCGGCTTCGTCGCGGACTGACCCGAGAGATTGAGCTCCGCCATCAGTGCCAGCGTGGAGGCGTTGCCGGGCACGTAGTTGAGCTCGAGCGAGACCTCGCCGCCATCCTTCAGCCCGGGAATGAACTCGCGCCAGCCGTTCGGGCTCTGCTCGTGCGTCGCATCGACGGAATCGCGCGACATTTCGGGCGGCGTGATGTTGGTGACCTCACCCATGGTTGTCCAAACTTCCGGGCTGGAATCCGCGCCCGTCTGGAACAGCGTGCCATAGCCAATGTCGGCTTCCGTCGTCATCGCGATCTCTCCTACAAGATGATGGTGTCACCCGCGATTGACCCCCGCGGGAGCGGGGAAGCGTTCTACTTGCCTGCCGCGATCTTGGCGGCGATCTTTGCGGCGCGCTTTTCCAGCCGCGCCGTTGTCTTTGCGATCTCGTCCGTCAGGCGATCCTTGATACCGCGCAGAACCTTCATCACGTTGCCGTCCCATGCGGGCCGCAAGTGCGGATGCGCCGCCTGGTGCGCGTTTCCGAACTCGGTTTGAACCGACTTCGGATGTGGCGTCGGGCCAATATAGATCTCGACGTCGCTTTCCTTCTTGTTCTGCTTCTTCTGCCGCCTCGAAAGTTTGGTGCCGACCGTGTAGGACTGCGCCAGGCCGCCGGTCAGTTTCGGCGCCAGCGCCTCGCCCGCAGCGGCGATCGGCTGGCCCTCCTTCTTCAGCACCCGGTTAAGCAGCGGCTTGACCTTCTTGGGGCCCCACTCGTCGGCGAAATCGACGAGCGCCTTGTCTAGTTCTGCGAGTCCCTCGATCTTGGAGGTCAACTTGGCCATGGGTCAGCGGTCGAGATCGATCTCGATTCCGCAGCCGGCAATCCATGCGCCCAGGCAAAAGAGCCAGGAAGCCACCTTCCATCGCAGATGCAAGCCTCTCGGAAATCTGACGGTCACTTTGAGATTCCCAAACACCTCGCTGGCCGGCATGGACATCTCGCCTGCGTTTTTCGTCATCTCACCGCTCCGCAAACCAGATGAAATAGTCCTTGCTCGATCGAAACAGCTTCGCCGTCTCGTCGTAATCCTCGCGCTCGCTATCGAAGAAAATGCCCTTTACCGGCACGGCTTCCTGCGGCGAATTCTCGCCCCACAGCACCTCTCCGCGATAGCCGTCCAGCCGCGCCTTTACCTTGCGGGCGAGAGCGTCCGCCGCATCCGCCGTCTGCGCCCAGCAATCGACCTGCACGCGCGGCCGTGCCAAGCCGGACGGACCCTGCATGTGGTGATCGCCCTGTCCCGAGATACGGGAATAGACGATGCTGGCGCGCAGTTCGCCCTGAGGCAGGCGCAGCGCGAAGATGCGGTAGCGCAGCGAAGCGGAAGCCCCGCTGTCGACCGCGCTCGCAATGTCGGCATCGCCGAGCAGCAGCGCGCGCAGCCCCACCCTGACATCTGCCAGCGTCATGGCGTGGCGTCCGCCCGGCGCTGCGTGATGATCAACAGGCCCTCCCGCCGGCCGATCTCATTGACCGCAAGAATGTCGTGGATGTTTCGTTCATCCGGCACGTCCTCAGGCGAATCCTCCGACAGGGCCGGATGCACGATGCGGTCGCGCTGGGACAGGTCCGCCACATTGGTCGAGTAGCGGATGCGCCATTCCACCTGCTCGGTGCCGATCACCTGTTCGCTGTTGAAGCGTTCCTCTCCCTTCAGGGGCCGGTAGCCCGCCGCACGCCGGACGATCAGCGTCGCCCAGCTTTCGACCACGTCGCCGGAGTCCGACGACGTCCGCGTACATCGCTGGATCGTGATGATCCGATCAAGGCGGCCCGCCCTCATTTGGCGACCCGCTGAAAGGCAAAGCTGAGAATGTCTTCCCGCCCCGCCACGCTCTCGAAATCCGACGTCGCCATCAGGCGGAAGCCGTACATCGCCATCCAGTCCACGAAGCCGCGCTCCGTGAAATACATGTAGTGTTCGTTCGGCCGATAGTGCTTCGACGCGCGGATGCGCCACAGATCCTCAAAGATCGGCATCGAGACGAAGACATGGGAGCCGATGTGGATCTGCCGGAAGTATTCGTTCGGCTGCCTGACATGCTCCAGCACATCCCAGAAGGTGAAGGCCTGGAAGGCCCACAGGCTTTCCGCCCACTTGCCTTCCGCCTTCAGCCAGGCGATCGCCTTCTCGTTGATGTCCGTTCCGAAGGTCTTGGGCCGGCTCTTGATGAACTCCCCGCAACCGATGCCGATGTCGAGCACGTAGGTCTCGCTGCCGGCCCAGGCGTTGACGAAGCCGACCCGGCCCGAATTCAACCGGACCGCGATTTCCGATCCCTCATAGCCGGCATACTTGTCGAAATAGGCGGCGTCATAGGGCACGGAGACCGACATGTCGGACTGATAGGCGCAGCCCGCACGCTGGCAGATCATCAGATCGGAATCTGGAACAGCCTCGAAGCCCGCGATGTGCGGGTCCATGCCGACGGACTTGTCCATGATGAAACCCTTCAGGCCGCGCGCCAGAGCGCGAACATGTCGATGATTTCGACCTCGCCCTTCGGCAGCCGGTCGATCAGTCGGACCACGCCGTTGTCGCCGGCGTAGTCGTGGAACAGGACGGTCCCGCAGCGCCGCACCAGTTCGAAATCGCGCCGCGGCCCATCCCCCTCGTGGTCGCCGTCGACAAAGGCGAAATCGAATTCCAGGCCGTCGATCAGCTTCGCTTTTTCCCGGTCCGAGGTGACGAGCCGCAGATCGATGCTGCCGATACCCATTGCCTCCCAGAAGCGCACCCGGTCGAACACCTGGCGGTCGCGCTCCATCTTGCCTTCCACCAGGTCGACGGTAACGACGCTCTCGCAAAACTGCGCCAGCAGCGCCGACGACACCCCGCGATAGGTGCCGATTTCCAGCGCCCGTTTGAACCTGCCGCCACCAAGCACCTGGCGGAACACGCTCAAGCCATCGCTGGCGCTCAGCACGCTCTTGCGGATGAACTCGCGCGCCGCAAAGGCGGAGAGCCGCGCATAAAAGTCGCCGACGCCCTCGATCATGCCGCGCTCCTGACCGTGTTGACGTGGGATTCCAGCACGGCATCGAAGCTGACCGGATGGCGGCTCGCATTGTCAGCCAGCCACTTGAGTTCGATCTCGGGCACGTGCTTGATCGGATCGTCGGCCCGTCCGGGCCGCCATTTCTCGTTGACGTTGTGGATACCGGACCGGAAGAAATCGAAGCCAGTGATGTAGACGGACCGAGGCCGGAACGACAGCACGTCGACGATCGCGGAAAATCCGGTGGTCGCGACATGCCGCCCAAGCAGATGGAAGGTCGACAGGAACTCTTCCACCGTCGGAATATAGGTGTCGCAGAACCACCAGTCGGCGCGCTTCTGGAAATGCGGCCGGTAGTCGACGCCGATCATCATGCCGTTGCGCTGGTGCCAGTCGCTCTGGATCGCATGGGCATCCGGGATTTTCGACATGCACAGCGTCACACCATGCTCCTTCAGCTCGCGCGCCGTCTTCTTGATCGAGGTCCCGAAGAAGGAATAGAACACGTCGGTGCGCCGGCCGGTCTGCGGCGTGATCTTGTAATTGTTGATCCGCAGCACGACGTCGTGGCTGTCGATGAAGCCGATCCGGTTTTTCAGCACGCCGGGGCCGCTGCCGACCACCGCGACCGACTTACCAGCAAAGCGCGTGGCGGTTTCGGATCGCGTCAAGAAACGCATAGGCTGCCTCTGCAATCTCATGGTCCGAGCAGTCGTCGAAAACGGCGCGCGAGCTGGCGCGGTGCAGTATCTTCTTCGGCGTGATGGTGCGGATATACTCATCGCGCGAATTCAGTCCCCGCCGCGACCACACCAGCAGCGCCGGCGCGGAGAACGATTCCGCGAGTGGCACGAGGAACGAGCAATAACCGACGAAGCCGGACGCAACGCTCGCAACGTCAAGAAGATCGCTGACGCTGGTCTTGCCGGCGAGATCGACCTCGATGCCGCGAAAGCCGTACAGCGCCTTTCCGCTGCCGACCTGCACGATCAGCGCGTCACTGCCGATCGCATCGATCACCCGCTGGATGGTCGAACAGTCCGGCAGCAGCTCCATGCCGTAGCCATCGCTTCTGCCAAACGGCTCCCGCGGCATCTGCACCACCACGACGGGCTTGCCAGGCGACAGCAGCAAATCCAGCAGGTTGCCATTGGACGGCTTCCAGTCCAGCCTCAGATCGACCGCCTCCCGGACGCCGGCCGTGAGGCAGCAGTCCTGGAACTGATCGGTCTCCATAACCTTCTTCCGCGTCGTGTAGTGTGCGACGCGGGCCACGTTGATGCGCCGGAACGGCGAGATGGCGATCTCTTTTGCAATCGGCCGGAAGATGTCCGGCCAGTCGGTGCAGACCTCGAGCCGCTCGCCCTTGTCTACCAGGTGGCGCGCGATGCTCTGCAGATAGAGATTATCCCCGATCCCCTTGCCGCTGCGGATCGAGATCACGGACGAAGATGCTCCGTATGCAGTCTCACGCCGGACATGTCCGTGAGATCGAGCGCCACCGCGATCAGCCTGCGGGCCGCCATATATCGCTGGCGGTCGCCGCTCTCATGCGCCTCGCGGGCGATCTTCAGGAATGCTTCCGCGGAATCGAAATCGACGAATTCCGGTTCGTCGCTCATGGGAGCCAAAGCCTTACCGCGTCCGCCAGGGGCATCTTCGGATAGGCCGTGATCGCACTCCGATCCGAGCAATTGATGATCTCCACGCGCATCTTCCGCAGCCGCTCCGCCTGTTTATCGAAAGTCGTCGCCCATGCCGCCAGACGCTGCGACGTTGGATTGCGTAGCGGAATCTGGTGCCGCCCGTGCCAGTGATCGCCCTTGCAATCGAACCCTACCCACAGAAGCTTCCGGCAGCCGAACTGGATCACGAGGTTGGTCAGCTGGTGCCCGCTGTTGCCGCCCCGCGAGATGGTTCCCGGGCTGGCGATGGTCATGTCATCCTTTTCAGATGACAGGTGATCGACCAGCGAAACCAGCTTCAGGCCCCATCGCTTGGCGACGACCGGCCCCGGCGTGACCTTGAGGCCTTCGAACTTCAGCGCGTCCTGATGCTGCTCCCACCAACGATCGTCCGCGGCGTAAAGCACGTCCGCCCACGGCGCGATCTGGAACGCATTGTTGACGACAGCGACCCTGCACCTGCCCCGAAGCACTTCCACATCGGCCTTGTCGACCGACTCGCCGCCCGCCACGATCGCGGCCACCTCGCCGCTCCAGTTCGGAAACCATTCCGGCGCCACGATTCAAGCCATCGCCTTTTCGACCCGGTAGCGCCGCAGCAACTGCTCGGCCGCCCAAGGCAGCATGGTTGCCGTCTGGCCGATCACGACGGTTTCCCTGTTCGCAAACAGCGTGCCGACCATCATCAGGATGGCCGCTTTGATGGCGTACGGAACATTCGCGGCAGCCGGAGACGCATCGTCGATGTAGCCGGCCTTGAAGCGGATGCGCACCGCATTGGCTGCCGTGTCGGCCGTTGGCCAGGATCCTCCCGTTGCCAGCATGACGCGCGCCGGCTGGCCGGCCGGATCGTTGTCCATATCGACAATGTAGGTCGCGGCATCGACTGGCTGCTCGTTGCCCGCGCTGTCCCTTGCATAGATGCCGACCAGTTCGATCAACGGCGGCTTTGGAATGCGGATCGGCGCATCGACTGGAAACGCATCCAGATAAAGATCCCAGGTCTGCTCCATCAACGCACGGCCGGTGAAGTTTTCGGCTTCCTCGGTTGCCGCCTTGCGGAAGATTTGCAGCAGGGCTTCGAAATCGATCTCCGGCGCCTCGACGTGCTTCTGCACCTCCGCAAGCGTGACGGGATATTCCGCCGGGCCCTCTATCAATCGCAGCCTCATGGCATCACCCGCCATAGCCGCGCGGGCCAGGCTCGCCGCGCTCGCCCTTCTCGCCCTTGGTGCCCTTTTCACCGGGCTTTCCGTCCTTGCCGTCGCGGCCGCGCTTGATTGCGAGACGCCAGTCCGGCGAGGTCTCCGGCTTCGCCGACGTGTCGCGCTGGGCGATGAAGAACGAGCCGCCCCAGGACACCCCGTCTCCGCGCTTGAACTCGCCTTCGCGCCAGACGCCGCGGTCGATCACGACCGGCAGATCGACGCTGAATTCGCGGCTACGCTCGCCGCGCACGAACCGCAGCGTCAGGGTGCGATCGCCATCATGCTCCACGGCGAGATCGTCGAAGCCGAGGCCATCGGCGCCGTCCTTTCCGTCAGTGCCGGCGGCGCCGTCCTTGCCGTCCCGGCCGGGCACGCCGGGCTGGCCATCGCGGCCGGGGGTGCCGTCCTTGCCGTCGACGCCGTCACGGCCGTCCTTGCCCGGCTGCCCTTCCGGGCCGCGTTCGCCGGGTGCTCCATCCTTGCCAGCCGGCGGAGGATTGGCCGCGAGCCATTGCGCAACCGCGTCGCGGATCAGCGACGGATCGCCGCGCAGCGCTTCGACGATCTGCTCGCGCGTGACCGGATCGGCATCCTTGCCGTCGACGCCGTCGCGGCCATCAGCGCCTTTCTCGCCTTGCTCACCCTTCTCGCCGGGCGCGCCAGGCGCGCCGTCCTTGCCATCGACGCCGTCACGGCCGTCCTTGCCAGCCAGGCCCTCCGGGCCGCGCTCGCCTTGCTCACCCTTCTCCGGCGCACGGGCCTCGAGCGCAGCGATGCGCCCACCGAAGCCGCCCGTTGCCTTATCGACGAACTGCTTGATGACCGGGGCAATCCCGGCCATCAGGGCTTCCACCTGGCGGTGATTCATCTGATGCCCTTCACGGCGCGGCGTTGAGGCCGAGGTGAGATTTCAGCGACCATGCCGCGAGCTGCGCCGCGGCGGCCATGTCTTGCGGATCGTCGCCGTTGTCCGCTTCCGGTGGGGTCGGAGCCTTGTCCGGCGTCGACGTTTTGAATGGATCATCCTGCGCGTCGCGCTTGGCGAGCGCCTCGAGGCTGAAGTCCTGCTGCTGCCGGAAGACCGAATTTCCGCCGGGCACGGGTGGCAGGTTCAGACGCCTGCGCGACTCGTTCGGTGTCTTGGTGTTTTTCAGCTTGTCCTCGGTCTCTGCCATGGTCTTGGAATCCATGCGCAGGAGATCATCGAGATCGAACTCCGAACCATAGGTCTTGCCCTGCACGTCGACGAGGCCAAGGCCCTCGTCGAGACAGAGCTCGATGCATTCGAACAGCGACTGCAGGCACTGCGAATAGTACTGCTGATCCAGCGCTTCGATGTTGTTGTAGGACGGCGGCGCGCCGACGCCGACCTTGTACGCCGGAACGTGGAAGGTCGAGCAGACGACTTCGGCCGACCATTTCAGCTGCTCGATCAATTGCGCGTCGACCGCCTTCATCGTCATCTGCTGGTAGGTCAGGCCATCGCCGAGCACCGCGACCTTGCCGCGATTTTCGCCGGTGAAATTCTTTTCCCAATAGTCCTTCAGCTCTTTTGCCGTCGCGTCCGAGATTTGTCCCGGAGCCGTCAGAACGCCGCTGGGCCTTGCCCCATTAGCGAAAAAGGAGGACGCATGATCCTGGATATTGAGCCCCTGCACGGCAGCAAGGCCGGATGCCGTCAACGGCGAGACGCCGCACAACGGATGGAACAGCGGCACCATCACGTCATGAATGACTTCGCTCGCCGGCACGACGAGTTTGTCTTCTTCTACACCCGCCAGGTTGTCCCGGCTCAACTCGTAGAAGACCGACCCGTCCGGCGCCACCAGCGGCCGCGTGCGGGTCGGGTCGAGGATGTAGAGAGCGGTGACGATCTTTCGCTCATCCCGCTGCTTCAGCACATAGGTGTTGCCGTGCAGCAGCTTGGAGACGATCCAGTGCTCGTAGAACTTGATGCGGTTCTGGTACCGGTTCGGCTTGCGCAGCACCGGTGAGAACGACGGCGAGTTGGTCGGCGTCCAGATGCCGTTCGAATCCTGCTCGACCAGCCGCACGCGGCACTTCGCGATGTCGGACGCAATCAGCGTGACGCAAGCATAGACCGCGTGAAACGTCAGGATCGTCTCGCGGGTCTGCTCTCGGTTGCGCTGCCAGGCGCCCGTGAACGGCTCGCGCACGATCGACCACCAGCCGCGGGAGCCGGACCACGACGGCGACTGCAGCCCTTGCGGCGCAGCCTTGGCGCGCGTGATCTGAAGGCCGAACGGAAGGCGCACGCCTCAATCCTCGGCTCGCATGTCGGACCGGCGGTACCGGCTGCGGCCCTTGCCGGCGGCGCGATCGAACAAGCCATCGTCGGCTGTGCCGGCCTCTTCGGCCTTGCCGGTCGCCTTCAGGATATTCGCATCCGTGGCGCTGGCCTCGAACCGCTCGCCGGCCTTGAGGTCGCGGCTGGCGTATCGCAGGTCTTTCGTCGCGATCAGTTGCATGTTCGATCTCCTACCTATTGAAGCAAAAAAGGGCGGGATCGCTCCCGCCCTTTGCAGTCAGAGGGACTGCCGGCGATCAGGCGTACTTCGCCGCCTTGATGTACTGCACCGCAGCCGAGCGCCGCTTCACCCAGTTGATCATCCGCTCGGCGCGGATGCCGACCAGGTTGTGCTGCCACAGCGAAACCAGCACGGTCGACGCGCTGACCGGATCGGTCGGCGTGGTCGACATTTCGATCGAAGCCTCGGTCGAGACATCGATCTCCGCCTGGCCGTCATCGGCGAGCGCAATGTCCTGCGCCCGCAGGAAGATGATCAGTGCGCCTTCCTGCGGCGAGTCCTCGGTGTGGTCGATGTTCTCCGAGGTGATCGCGTTCATGCCGAGGAAGGTCCCGCCATTCATCGTCAAGCCCGGGAACTGCGGGTTGCCGAGGCTGGTTTCCATCAGCGACAGCGACAGCGCGAGAGACTGCCGCATCAGCACCGTATCCGGCGTGATGTTGGCCGCCAGGAAGTTGTCCATCACGCTCTTCACGTCGGCCTTCAGGTTGGAATAGGCCGTGCCCGTCGCCGCCACGCCGGTGACGCCGTTGGTGATCGACGCCGGCGAGACATTGGCAACGGCCGCCTTCTCCGGATCGGTGAAGTCGTTGTCGGTCAGCTCGACGATCGCGGCGGCGAGCTCGTCGCGAACGATCAACTCGGCCGACGGCGAGGACAGCCGCATCAACTCCATCGAGATCGGGATGATGCCCGCGACCTTGGTGGGGTCCAGGGTCAGGCTGTCGAACGCCAGCGAGGTCGCGGGCTTGGGCTTGGCCTCGCCGACCCACCCGGCGGTGGCCGTGCCGGTCTGCCGCGGAAACTTGATCTTGAACGGCACGCGGCGCAGACCCGGGATCTGGCCGATGATGGTCTTCGGATGCAGATACTCGACGAACTCCGAGGCCAGCATCTGATATTCGACCAGCGGCGCCGCCCAAGTCGAATCCGTGGTGGTGCCCGGCGAGACGGCGGCCTTGAGGACAGCTTCCACTTCCGGCGTCTCGCTCTGCCAGTGGGGGCGTGCCCTGACGAATTCGAGCGGGGTGAACTGCCCCTTGCTCAAATAGGCCGCGGTCTTCGCCCCGACGAGACGGATGAAGCCGATACCCTTGGGCACGTTGCCGCCGCGAACCTGGACGCGGATCGGTTCGCCGCCGCGCGAGCGGGCCGCCGCCGCGGCATCAGCGCCGGCGGGCGGCAGCGCCTTGGTCTTGTTGATCGCTTCCATGTCGCGCAGCCGCACGAGATGATCGTCGATCGACTTCACCTCTTCCTTGAGGCCGTCGTATTCCTGCTGCCCGGCCTCGTCGAGCGTCTCGCCCTTTTCGCCGGCAGCATCCATGATTTCGCTCATGCGCGCGGCTTTCGCCTGGCGCGTGGCTTCGAACGCGGAGATCTGCTCCGCAACGGTCTTCTTCATCGGTTTGGCCTCCTGGGCCTTCACGGGTTTGCGGGATGCCGTGACGCCGGCCTTGACGGTTCGCTCGCCGTTCTGCTTGTGGCCTGACGCGGCCAGCAGTTCGGCGTCGATCGATTTGATGCGGTCGATGGTCGCATCCGCGTTTGCGGGGATCGTGACGAGCGAAAGCTCGAGCCACTCCCATTCATTGATGCGCCAGCCGCCTTCCTTGAGGATTTCGTAGGCCTCGATCGAGAAGCCGATCGACACGGCGCGCACGAGGCCAAGCTTCACCGACTCCCACGCCTCATCAAGACGTTCCTTGACCTTGCCGACGGTTTCCGTGGCGAAGATGCGCGCCTTGAATGGGATGCCTTCCTTGTTCGGCTTGGCGAACTCCACATGACCTACCGGCGCACGGGAATCGTGCTGCCAAAGCAGCGGCATCGGCAGCTTGAACTTCGCGCCCATCGGCTCGACGATATCACCCATGCGGTCCGGCGTCGGCGTCGAGGCCATGCCCTCGATCACGCGCTGATCCTCGTCGACAGCCTTGATGGTAAGCAGCGTATAAGCGCGGTTCATCGTGATGTGTCCTCTAGACGATGATCATCTGATATTTCGGCGACGCCTTCGGGACCGGATTCCAGCTCATCAGAATAGCGGCGCAAGCCGTCGCTATCAGCGGATCGATCTTGGCGCTGCCGGCGAGCTGCTTGGTGATCATGATGCCCTGCGCATGCTGTTCGACCTTGGCGTTGCCGACGATCCAGTTAATCAGCGCCGTCCCGCCGTGGAAAAAGGTGCCGTCCGCCAGCTTGAACTCGATACCCCACCAGGCCGGAGAGAGCGCCGGGCCCTGACGCAGCCGGCGCAGCATTTCGTCCTTCATGCCGCGGCGGTTCAGATCCTCGATGATCGCCGCGACGTTGTTCGGATCGAGCCCGACCGCGTCTTTCTCCGGCAGCAGCCCGCTCTTGAGGACCTTCTCGAAGATCGCGCCGAAACCGGCGATCAGCTCAGCAGCCGACTCGCAGATCGTGAGCGTCTTCTCTTTCTCGAAGTCCAGCAGCTTGCTCGCGATGTCCTTGCGGACCGTGAGCACCTGACGGTGCGCGAACGCGTGATTCCAGCAGAGCCAGTGCCGCGTCAGCTTCTCGCGGCCGATGACAGCGGCGCCCAGAAGATCGTCCAGCCCGCCGCCGTCACCGCCGAATGTGGCTACTTCCGAACGGGCAAGCAGCTCATCGAGATCGGAAAGTTCCTTGACCGCGTTGGCTTCCCAGTAGTCCGCCGCGCGCCAGCGCTGGTTGCCGAGGCCGACGCCGATCTCGATGTTGAGATGCTGCGACGTCCAGATTTGCTCGGCTTCCTTGTTGGCCTTGCCGTTGTTCTCGTAATCGTCGATCAGGCGCTGTGCGTCGATCGATCGGCCGAGGTTGGGCAGGATCAGCGGCCAGTTCCGCTGGTCGCGCCAGTAGCTTTCGTTGCGCTGCAGGTGCGGCGGATACTCGTACAGCACCGGCAGCAGGATCGGGTTGGCGCCGCCCTTGCCGTCCCGGATGGCGCGGGCCTTGTCGAGCTCGGTCCGCCAGATGCCCGCGGGCGCCTCGTCCGACTGCGTCGTGATCATCAGCACCTGGCCGCCCTGCTTCGTGATGCCGCCGCCGCGGATTTGCTGCATCACCGCCGCGGCCTTGGCTTTCTTCCCCAGCTCGTGCAGCTCGTCGATGATGGTGAGGATCGGTATTTCGCCGGTCACGATCGTCGTGTCGAAGGTCTTCACGTCCAGCGCGGTCCCGGTCTTTCGCCTCGTGATGCTCTTGAGGTGATCCTGCACCTTGAAGATCGCATCCAGCTTGGGATCGAGCCGGATCATCAACTGCGCCTGGCTGAAACAGCGCTCCGAGATGTTCTGGCTCGGCGCCACCAGCAGCATCTGCCGGTTCGGCGCTTCCTCCATGAACAGCGCGGTCAGACCGAGCGCGGCGACGTAAGTCGTCTTCGAGTTTTTCTTCGGGACCATGCAGAGCAGCTCCCAAACGAGGCGCTGCTTCGTCTCCGGGTCTTCGCTCGCGAGGAACGCCACCAGGATATCGCGAAACCAGTCGCCGCAGGCTTCAGACAGCCGCGGCGTGCCTGGCACGTCCGGCAGCTTCAGCCGGTTGAAGAATGCGAGAGCCTTGGCCGCCCTCGCCTCGTTGACCGGCACCGCTGCCATAGGCGTCTGGTGCGCCTGCAGCTTCTCCCACCAGTCCGGACAGGCGAAGCGCGGCAGCGTCTCAGTGCTGGGTCGCATTCTGCGCCGAGGCTTCCGCCTCGAGTTCAGCCGTCAGGTCGGCATCGGCACTTGCGGCGCGCATCGCATCTTCCGCCTTCTTGCCGACGCGCTCCTCACGCGGCTGACTTCCCATCTCGCGCTCGATTTCCATCCGGTCGTTGCGCGCGACGAATTCGACGAACGCCTTGCCGGCGGCGGTCGAGCCTTCCTGGAATTGCTTCCAGTAGGTCGACGCGATCGCGGCTTCCATCCGGGCGCGCTGCTCATCGCGAAACTTGAGCTGAGAAAAATAATGCTTGCGCAGCGTCGGCAGCGTCACGCCGAGTGCGTTGGCGATCCGCGGGTTGGCCCAGCCGAGCGCCAGCAACAGCGTGACTTTGTTGCGGTTTTCCTGCGTCGGGATGTGCTCCGGCCTGCCGCGCCGCCCGAAGTTGGCAGGCACTGGGTCCCCGAACAGGTCAAAAACAGGGTCCATGAAGAAAAAAATCCGCGAATGTG